GTGAATTTACAAGTATTAGGCTGTGCCTAAGAAAGGAGCTATCAACATGCTTGAATTGTTGAAAATTGTCTTCGACGGGGTCTGGAATCTGCTAAATACTAGTAGAATAGTACGCTACAAGTATTGGGAGCATGCGGGAGTCGAGCATCATGAGTTAACCATTATATTGAAGGGTGACACGCTTGGGTGGAAATTCCACTTCACGCATGATCCTATTCAAGGATGGCAAACGAAGGATGTTCAAGAGATTAACGTTGCTCAGAGCACCCAGAAAGGAATCGGAGATGAGAGGAATGCACAAGGTTGAAATGGTGTTGCAAGCTGAGATCGATTTTCTCGAATTTCGGTTGAAGCGAGATAAAAGAGCGATTGATGAAATCGGTGAACTGATAGAGTCGCTCAAGATTGCGGCGGCGTACAAGAAGATTCTTCTTGGATATCAGGAGGAGTTACGTGAGAACGTTGCTCGCACTGAGTTAACAGTTGGCAGCTTAAAGGCAACTGTCTTCCATTTGTGCGTTCCTTATCCTGAAGGTGGGAGCTATAAAAGTGGAGTCACTATTGGCTTTTCTGAAAGCTTCATGCCTATTGAGGCACAGGAGACTAAGGTTGTACCGCGTATGCCGAGCAGTTCGCAATTTCGGTCACCACCATCTCCTGCACCATTGGATGATCTTAGTAAACCCATGTATTGCCCAGTTTGTGGAGATCGAGTTCATAGTGTTGATGTATTACGTAGACACTTTGTCGAACGACATGGAGTGAGGGATGATGGGGGACCTAAGATGATCTAAATTTACATTGGGGTCTAGGTATAGACGCCGAGGAGGATGATTATGGAGACGGAACCACTTTCTTCTCTTCAAGCCACGTTACCCCACGTAGGTTGGCGGAGATTAGAGTCGTTCCTAGGCTCTGTTGAGCGCGGGCAGCCTGAAAACTTAGTTACACCATTTCTTCCTGACGAATGGAGGTCTCATGAGCTGGAGTATGGTTCATGGTACGCTGAGTCGATTGCGCGCTCCGGAGTTGATGAATTCAATGCTGTGGAAGAAAGAGAGGCCCAGAAGTTTGGTCCATTCAGTATCAGACTTCCATATTCTGAGCGGGAAGAAGGAGTACTTGAGTACTTGACGCAAAAGGAAGTTAAGGAAAACAAATTCCTACTCTTTGCTTTCGACAGGATTAAGCGTTGGATTCCAAAGCATTCACTGCTGCCGGTTGATTTCTCAGACTCATATGCATCCATGCCCAAAGATAGTAATCTTGGCTTACCTTGGTTCACTCGTGACAGAAGTGTAGCTATAGACTATCTAAAGCGAGCTAGACAACTGGAGGCTGATGGGTATACAAGTCAAGTGTATCCAGCTGCTCTTGGTTGGCGCGGGCAACCGAACGGCACCAACAAGCCTAAACAGCGTGTTGTGTGGATGTTCGATCACCTTGATACTGTGGTCGGGATTACAATACAGATGCCGCTGCTACGAGCACTCAGACCGAGATTAGAGTTCGCCGCTTGGAATGAGCTATCCGTTGTGGATAGGGCTATTACTGGTATGATCGACCGCACGCGCTTCCCAATACTTTCGATTGACTTTTCGGGTTTCGATAAATCCCTCCCAGGAACGGTAATCCATTTGGCTTTCGAATTATTGAGATACTGGTTCGTAGAAAGAGCTAGGAGGCGTATTGACTGGTTGGAGAACACCCTACTTACGGTCGGGTTAGTGACGCCCAAAGGGATACTGCGAGATAGGAGTGGCGGTATGCCCAGTGGAGCAGCTTTGACTAACGCTGTTGATTCATTGTGTCAGTTATTACTGATGTATGGTCACGCCTTGAGTGGCACGGTCTTAGGGGATGACGGCGTATACCTCTTCGATCATGAAGTTGACCTTGATGAATTGAGTTCACTGTTCTTCAACGAGTACGGAATGACTATCTCCAGTGATAAGGGAAGTCTGAGTCTAGACCATGTATCCTATCTCCAGCGTGTGCATTTAAGAACTTATCGTCGACATGGGCTTTGCGTGGGAGTGCGAAGTTTGACGCGCACGTGGAATGGCGCGACACACCGTGAACGCGGTCATAGTGGTCTGCCACCAGAGTTCTTTTCTGCACGTACGATAATGCAGCTTGAGAATGCTAAATGGCATCCTAAGTTCCGAGAAGCCGTGAAATACTTCTGGTCAGTAGACAAGTACGCAAGAGAGCTCGATCCTAGCGAAATTTTCTTGCGTTCTGGCGGAGTAAGAGTAGTGGAAGAAGTCCTAGGGCTGACAGCATTCCGCTTCGGTAACGAGCTTCCATCTCAGGGTCTAAACACGTTTGAGACCGTAAGGGAATTACGTTCCTTGAACTCTGGGGTAAGGAAGGTGGCGTAGTCCAGTAAAG